ATGATGAGTAAACACGATTTAACAGATTTTCCAACCAAAGGTGAGGATAAAAAAATATCTTTACGCAATTCCAATTACCCACAATTTGATTATGATTTTATTGCTGGTGTAAAAGAAAATGATAACGATATTTATAAAGCTGGTGGCAACATTAGAGGCAATGAAGCTTTTAATCTTTGGACAAAAGCTAGAAATGGTGAAGAAACAGCAGGTGTGTTGTCTTGGATCAAAGAAAGAGAAGCTTGGGTCGCAAGACATTTTGAAGATGGCAGTCAATTTATAGACCTTCAAATATTGCAGGAGTTATTGCACAAATGAAATGGGGTGTTATAGGAACTCTTGGTGAACAAAGAATGAAAGATGTTGTTTTAGAAGCTATAAAATATAGAGAAGGTAAAGAATCTGGTTCAGCAAGTCAAGCACAACAAGACAGACAAGTTTCAGATGCTGTCGAAAAAGGTTTGAGAGAAAAAGTAAAAGAACATAATGAAGAAGTTAATAATGCAGCTTCTAAAAGAACTACATATAGAGTATTACTTGCAGTCTTTGAAAGAGGAATTGGTGCTTACAAAACTAATCCAGCTTCGGTAAGACCAAACGTAGGTTCTGCTGAACAATGGGCGTATGCAAGAGTAAACAGTTTCCTATTCGCATTGCGAAATGGAAGGTTTCAGGGTGGCAAACATGATCAAGATTTGCTTCCTGAAAGACATCCTTTATCAACTAAAAATAAAGAGGAAAAAATTATGGATATAGAAAAAGAAGATAGACATATCCTTAATGTTTCTGAAACTGACAATTCGGTGATTGTTGAGTTCAAAAAGGTTGAGGATGATTCTGAAGAGATGGAAATGGAGATGACAGAAGATGAAAGACCTTATCACGATGATGAAGATAAGGATAAAGACAGAAATGTAATTGATGAAAAAATTGAATACAGAACTGTTACTTTGTCTAGATCACATCATATTGATGAGGAAAAACGCACTGTTAGAATGGGAGTATCTTCTGAAGAACCAGTAGAAAGAAGTTTTGGTAAAGAAGTTCTTTCTCATAAAGCTGAAGATATAAACATGTCATTTATACAAAGCAAAACCGCACCATTACTACTTGATCACGACATGACTAAGCAGATTGGTGTAATCGAGGAATTTAGACTTGATGAGAAGCAGAAAAGAACAACTGCTTTGGTTAGATTTGGTAAATCTAATCTTGCTCGAGAAGTCTTTCAAGACGTGGTAGATGGGATTCGTATGAACGTGAGTCTTGGCTATCGTATCGACAAAATGGAACGTACAGAAAAAGACGATGAAACTTATTATCGTGCTGCTTTTACTCCTATGGAAGTTTCTATGGTTAGTATTCCAGCAGATCAAAGTAGACTTGTTGGTGTAGGTCGTTCTAAAGATAAACAAACTATTTCATACAACGAGGTAAGAGAAATGGAAAACGAAAAACAAGAAATTAATCTTGATGAAGTTAAGTCTAATGCTGTTGTTGAAGCTAAAGCTGAATTCAAAAGAAATTCAAAAGAAATTCTTGATTTAGCTGCTAGACACAACAAAAGAGATTTAGCTGACGAAGCTATTTCTGAAGGTTTATCAGTAGAAGAATTTAGAGGAGTCTTATTAGAAAATATTTCTAATGACAAACCTTTAGAAACTCCTTCTGAAATCGGTTTAACCGAAAAAGAAACTAAAAGATTTAGTATTTTAAGAGCTATAAACGCTATGGCTAATCCAACTGATCGTAAAGCACAAGAAGAAGCTGCATTTGAATTTGAATGTTCAAGAGCTGCTGGTGAACTTTATGGTAAAACAGCACAAGGTGTGTTGCTTCCACCAGAAGTTCTATCTAATTGGTCACAACGTGACTTAAATGCTTCTGACGATTCTAATTTGATTGGTCAGGATTTTAGAGCAGGTGACTTTATAGACGTATTAAGAAACTCTAGTGCGGTTATGCAAAACGCTACTATTCTTAATGGTCTTTCTGGTGATGTAAAAATCCCTAAAAAAACTGCTGCTGCTACTGCTGCTTTTATTAGCTCAGAAGGTGGTGCTGCTGGTGAGTCAGAAATGACTATCGGTTCAGTTACTATGTCACCAAAAACACTAGGTGCTTTCACTGATGTCACTAGACAATTAATGATTCAATCATCTTTAGATGTTGAAAATTTAATCAGAAGTGACTTAGCTGGTTCAATGGCTATTGCAATTGATAATGCAGCTTTAGAAGGTTCTGGTTCAAGTGGTAATCCAACTGGTATAACTAATACTACAGGTATTAATACTGTTTCTTTAAGTAGTGCTGCTGCACCAACTTTTGCTGAAATGGTAAGCATGGAATCTGCTGTTGCAGTAGACAATGCTTTACTTGGTGGCTTAGTTTACATAGTACACCCAACAAACGCAGGTACTTTAAAAACTACAACTAAAGATTCTGGTAGTGGTCAATTTGTTTACCAAAATGGTGAAATAAATGGTTACCCAGTTGTAGTATCTAGCCAATTAACTGCTAACAATTATGTCTTTGGTAACATGCAAGACTTATTAGTTGGTATGTTCTCTGGTCTTGATATTGTTGTTGATCCTTACAGCAATTCAACTTCAGGTACTGTAAGAGTTGTGGCTTTACAATCTCTTGATGTGAATGTTAGACACGCAGTGTCTTTCTGTGCAGCATCATAATAGATGGTATTAACTACAGAAAAAGCAGAGGGGGTAATCTCCTCTGCTCTTTCTAAAAAAGAGAATGATATGAAAAAATATTTAATTTTGTCAGATACTTTAGCTGACAGTAAATTTGTTAAAGCAGGTGATGTCGTAGAACTTTCTACTGACGAAGGCAATACTTTAATTGGTTATAAAAAAGCAGAACTTTATACAAAAAAAGAAACAAAAAAAGAATCCAACAGAAGTGTCGGTTTGAAAAAATCTGATACATCAAAACCAAAAAAAAGAAGTAAGTAATGGCTTTAGAAAGTGCAGCAGATTTTGATTCATACCTAGACATAAATACTGGTCATGGTGTCACTGCTACATTTTTTGAAGTACAAAGTATATTTTTTGATCAAAGAACTGGTTTTATTGATTCTTGGTTTGACATAGACTCAGGTGACAGTATCAATATCAACATAATTATTGATCAAGAATATTTTGATATCGCTGGAAATAGTGTTTCCTTAGAAGGTTTTCAACCCAAAGCAATTGTTAAATCTAGCGATGTACCTTATATTTCTCAAGACGACAAAATGTTAGTAAATGAAATTACTACAAACAAAGGTTCAGTATTAGTACCAGCTACTACTTTTGTAATTAAAAATGTTCAACCAGACAACACAGGTTTTGTTGAACTAACCTTACAAACGCAATAATGTCAGAATATAAATTAGAAACGGAAGAAGATATGGAAGCTTATTTAGATTCCAATTTTGGTCATGGTCAAGCAGCTACATTTACAAACACTAGCGGACAAACTTCATCAATCCAATTGATTTTAAATAATGAATACTTTGAAGAAGATTTCGGTGAAGGTGTAGAAAGCACAAAACCAGTGGCATATTGTCGAACAGTCGATGTACCTTCAGTTGCACATGGCAATACTTTAGCTGTTGCAGCTTATAAAGATGTTGACGGTAATACTTTAGTTGCAGCAAAATCTTTTACTGTAGTCAATGTGCAAAAAGACAACACAGGATTTACTACTTTAATGTTACAAGAAATATAATGGCAAATCATGTAAGACAACAGATTCGAGAAAGAATAGGTACAACTTTGACTGGTTTGACTACGACAGGTTCTAATGTTTTTGAAAGCAGAGTATATCCTTTAGAAGATTCTAAACTACCTGCTTTGATAATTTATACAAAATCAGAAGAATCTATGCCAATTGAAATTGGTTCTAATAGAACAATGGAAAGAAGTTTAACTGTAAATATTGAAGGTTATGTAAAAGCAAATTCCAATTTTGATGATACAGTTGATACAATATGCAAAGAAGTTGAAACAGCAATGGCTACTGATACAACCTTGAATGGTTTAGCAAAAGATTCTTTTTTAGAGACAACTGAAATTGAATTTAATGCAGAAGGAGAAAAACCAGTTGGTTATGTCACCATGAGTTTCAAAGTTGATTATTATGTTCTGGAATCAAGTCCAGACGTTGCGAGGTAAATATGAAATTATATAGTCCAGATGGTAAGGTTTCTATAGATGCTCATCCTTCTAAGGTTGAAAGTCTATTGAATAAAGGTTGGAAAGAAGAAGCAACCAAATCAAAATCTTCTTCTAAAAAAGAGGTAAAAGAAAATGGCGGTTCATAAAGGTAGTGAAGGCAAAATTAAAGTAGGTGGTGCTACTGTTGCCGAAGTAAAAAGCTATTCACTTGAAGAAAGCTCTGATACTGTTGAAAAAACTGCAATGGGTGATAGTTCAAGATCATTTGTATCTACATTAACTTCATTTGTTGCAAGTGTTGATGTCAATTTTGATGAAACAGATTCAGGTCAAACTGCATTATCAGTTGGTTCTACTGTTACTTTAGAAGTATTTCCAGAAGGAGATGCTACTGGTGACACATATTATCAAGGTTCAGCAATAGTGACAGGTTTCACTAGAAATGCTGCATTTGATGGTTTAGTAGAAGCTTCAGTGTCTTTACAAGGTACTGGTGGTCTTACAACATTGACAGCTTAATATGTCAGTTATTGATAACGCAAAAACTCATTTTGATAGTTTAGGTATAAAAAAAATCAAAGTACCAGAATGGGGTGAAAAAGATAAACCATTGATAATACATGCAAGACCTATGACTCTTGCAGAAATGAACAAGTTACAAAAACTTGCTAAAGACGATGATTTATCTTTGTTAGCATATACTTTAATTGAAAAAGCTTTAGATAGTGAAGGCGATAAAATATTCAGCATTGGTGATAAGCATGATCTTATGACTAAAGTTGATCGTAATGTATTGCAAAGAGTTGTTGAAGCAATGATGGATTCCCCATCAGTTGAGGAACAACAAAAAAAGTAAGTACAGATAAGGATTTATTTGCACGATACTATCTAGCGGAGTTGTTAGGTATGACAGTTAGTGAAATGGAAAATAAAATGTCCTTATCTGAATTTACAGGTTGGGTAGCTTATTTACAAGAAAAGAAAAAGCAAATAGATCATGGCAGGTAGTAGTTACAATATAACCCTACAGGGTAAAAATAAAACCGATGCTGCTTTTAACAAAGTTAAAGGCAACGTCAATTCACTTAGTGGTTCAATGAAAAAACTAGGTGGTATTATAGCTGGAGCTTTTGCGGTAGGTTCTATAATTGCATTTGGAAAACATACTTTAGAGTTAGCTGACACTATAGGTAAGGTTGCAGATAGTATCGGTGTCAGTACAGAATTTTTACAAAAATTTCAATTTGCAGCACAACAATCTGGTTTAACTACCGAAGAATTTAACAAAGGTATGCAAAACTTTACTAAGATGGTTGGTCAAGCAACTATAAGAACAAGTGAAGCTGGTAGAACATTAGAAAAATTAGGTGTAAATGTAAAAAATGTAGACGGTTCTATTAAAAGTACTGAAGAAGTTTTTATGGATTTGACTGGAGCATTGGACAATGTAGGCAGTGAATTTGAAAAAAATGCAATTCTAGCTGATTTAATGGGTCGTGCTGGTGTAAAACTAGGTGTCATGCTAAAAGAAGGATCAGATTCAATGAAAGAATTAGCAGAATCTGCAACAGGTGTACTAGATGAAGAAACAATTAGACGTGCTGAAAGATTTAACGACACCATGAATTTATTAAAAAGAGAGATACTTGCACCAATACAGACTTTATTTATAAACGCAGCAAATTCCGTCTTACTTTTTTTAGATTCAATAAATCTGATTGAAGTTCCAAAGACAATGGAGGAATTGCAAGAAGAGTTAAAAGAAGCAGAAAGATTACAAACTGCTTTTAATAAAGCACAGGAAAATACTAAGAAATCTGCAAAAAATACATTTCAAGATCAAACTGCAAAAATTGATTTGTTAAAAAAAGAGATTGGTACACTAGAAGAATTAGCAGAGAAAAGAGCTGAAATGGAAAAAGCTGCTGCAACAGCATTAGGCAAAGCAACAAGCGAAGCAAAAGCAATAACTAATGTAGCTTCAACAATGACTGCTGGTTTTACAGAATTTTTTGATTTCACTAAACAAGGTTTTTTAGATTTTGGTAATTTAGCAAAAAAAATTCTTACATCTATAATTAATGAATTTATTAAAGTTTTCATAATAAAAGAATTATTAACAGGTGCTGGTAGGTTATTTGGTGGATCATTAGGTGAAGTTTTTACCAAAGCAGCAGATAGTTTTGAAGGCGGTGGTTTTACTGGGATGGGTGCAAGAGCAGGTGGTTTAGATGGTCGTGGTGGCTTCATGGCTATGGTACATCCAAATGAAACTGTAATAGATCATACTAAAGGACAAACACTTGGTAGTGCTACAGTCAATTTTAATATAAACACAGTAGATGCTGCAGGTTTTGATCAATTGTTAGTACAAAGAAAAGGTACAATTACACAAATAATAAACAATGCCATGAACAATCAAGGCAAGGTGGGTATAGTCTAATGTCTGGTGCATTTCCAACAAGTCCTAGTTTTAGAGCTTTAAATTTTAAAGACAATAGACCAACTTTAGTCAATCAAACATTGTCTGGTCGTAAAC